TACATCCAGTACCATAGTAATGTCCATTTCTATTATATGAACGATCATTCATAAATGCGTCTATATTTATATTAAGATTCCCAGATTCGCAACAATATTTAAATTTTGGAAAACCATCTCCTGATGCTACATAAACTGATTTATCCCATATTATATAAACAAGTTGATCCTTTTTTAATTTAATATTAAAATTATCTGATACCAATCTAGATCCTTCTGAATCTTTCCAATATATTGAACTTTTATCATAATCATATATTGAATTTGGAGATATATGATAAGATGCGAATAAATCATATGTTTTCTTTTTATCATTAATTAATTTTCCTTTAAATGCGAATTCATCTTTCATTTTTAATTTAGACATACTACATGATTCAATATCATCATGTATAATGATTCTACTTTTATCATAAATCAAATATTTATTTAGATTAGGAATTGTGTCTAATATAAATTCATCTAATAAAGTTTTATTTGCAATTTCCATAATAGTTTGCACCATATTTTCTTTTTTACTATATTTCACTTCATTAAGCCAATTATCTATCATATTTTTAATACTATTATCAGAAATATATCCTGCTACTCCTACATTTATTGGTTCTGGTATATTTTCGTTTGTAGATGTTATTATATTATCATTATTATCGCTATTTACAAATATTCCAAATAATCTTTCAATAGTTTCATCTATAGTATTCTCCATAAAAAAGTGATTCACATTACATGAACCTCCTCTTGTTAAACTTTTTCTTAAAAATGTATCTCTTATTAAACCCATATCTTTACACTCTTCTTTACCAAAATATAATTTATCCAGAATATCATTAATACGATCACTCTCTGAATATTTTACTTCACAATTCTCTTTATCTTTATTTATTTTCATTTGATGTTCTTTGAATTTATCAGACAATAAACTCATATATTTTACACACTCCTTCATTAAAATAAATTATAAGTTGATCTATTTAGATATAAACCTTTTTCTATTATTTTTTCTTTTATACTAAATCTAGATCGTTTTCCCCTCTTGTTGTTGTTCTGCTAATGATTTTGTAGAATTAACCTTAGCCTCATATAAGACATAAGCTGGAATTTCATAAATATCAAAACTTCCATCCCATTCTCCTTTTCTATAAAAGTCTATAAAAACAAATATATCATATACATCATTTTTACCAAAAGAGGTTAAATCAGTTTTAGTCGCACACGATCTAACCTGAATACATTTTTCATTTTTATAACAATTAAATGTATATGATACTCTTTTATTTTTATTAGGGATTCTTAAAGCATTATTTTGTATACAAAATAAAGATATACCTAATATATCTGGAATATTATTAGCTCTAAAACCTAAGTTAATCGACATGTTACATAGTTCTCTCCATGATGTGTATATTTCTCTTAGTCTAAAGATATCTTCATATTCTGTTAATATAACATTTGAATAAAATTCTCCTTCTGGAAATTTGAGTGTTGTTAGCACTGTTTTCATAATAATCTCTCCTTCATTAAAATAAATACTTCTTCTAATGTATTCTATTACTTTGTTCTCATATGTATAATATATAATTATATTATATATTGGTCATAAAATATGGATAGTGTTTTACCACTATCCAATTTATTAATTATATTATTTTCTAGCATATCCAATTGGAAGTCTAGAATTTTGGATGTGTTCTTTTTGTTGAATAGTTGCAGCTCTCTTAGCAGGATTGGCATATCTTGTTTCAATAGCTGATAATAGCTGTCTTTCTTTAACTCTATTAAGAGCCAACTTATCAAATAAAGGATCATTCTTTTCTTTTGCTAATTGGATACAAGCCATTGATGTTCTTCTTTCTAAGTCATCTACTTTAGAAAGTCTAACCATTGTCTTTTTACCAATTAATCCTTTTTCAAGCATTGCCATACATTCAGCAGATTCTAAGAATTGTTGAATCTTTGCCTCAGATAGACATGATAATTCATAACATAAATAACTTTCATTAAACTCTCTAACACCTTCTGGACTAAGAGTCATTGATTCATCAATGGCTTCCAATTGAAAACTTTCTTCTAATGATTGTTGGTTTGATGTATACATATTGTCAGCTGTGTATCTTCCCATGAGAAATTCCTCCTTGTTATTATATATAATATTTACTTGTATTTAATACAATTTATTATAATGTTACCTATTTTAAGGTATAATTGAAAATGAATTATAAGTCAACTTCATATTATAATACAAAAAAGGAGTTGGTTAAAATTGGCTTGTGGTGCTTTAGAATTAGACAATAAGCAGATTATTAAGAAATATAAAGAGGTAGCACTAAGAATGTTACCTTTAAATTTTCCAGGATTAAGTAAGAATGATTTAGAAAGTGCTGTAGATAGTTCTATAGGAAAAAGATTTAATAACCCTACAGCTAAACTGTATAATAGTTATACAGAAAAAACTGTTAATAGTACATTACTAGATGTAATAGAATATATAATAGCAAGAGAACCTATAATGTGTGCTTCTGGAGTGCTTTTTAAACGGCACGCAGATTGTAGAAATCCTTTAATACCACTAATTTCTTCTTATCTTGATAATAGAAAGAAAGCTAAGAACACAATGTTCAAATTCCCTAAGGGTTCAGAAGAATTTGAAAAGTATAATCTTCTTCAATTACTATTTAAAATTGATACGAATTCGTTATACGGATGCTTGGGTCAATATAGTTGCATTTTATATGATTTACATGTTGCTTCTTCAATAACTACTCAAGCGAAGAGTTGTATATCCTCAGCAGGATTATTCTTTGAAGCTTTCTTAGCGAACAACGTTAAGTTTGAATGCTTAAATGAAGTGATTACATTTATAGATAATATTATTTGTGAAAGTGTAGATAGAAAATTAAAGGATGAAATAATATTATCAGAAAATATATCAGCAGATTCTTGTTTCGCTAAAATAATAGGAACTTGTGGATTTAATTATGTGCCATCTAAAAAAGATTGTGATATTATATACAATATTATATGTGGTTTAAATCAAGAGAATGTAAATAGAATTTACTATAAGAATAATCTATATGATTTCTTAGAGAATCCTCATGTAAATAAAGCTTTTATGGATATATTACAAAAACTGAATACTCCTTATATGGACCCTAATGTATTACCAGGATTTGATAAGAAAAAATTTCCTGATGGTGGTCTAGGTTCAAAAGAACTAGAATACTTTAAAGATTTATTAGAAGAATATGTATATTATAAGTTTCAATATTTCAACAGGCTCGAGAAGTACAATAATATGATTAGAAGTGTCGTGTGTATAACGGATAAACTCTGTGTCCCTTCTCTATAGTAATATAGAGTCGAATAACCTTTTGAATTGCTGGAAGTTCCCCAAATGTTCATAAACCATAATTATAAGAGAAATGGTTACGAAAGTAAAAACAATATATGAACCTGACATAAGCTGAAATAAAAGCCTGTAAAGGTGCTAAGTGTTATTAACAAGGGATAATCAGCATCAGAAATAAAATAACAATTAATTTATTTTTAGATAGCTTACAAAGAAGGAGGTGAAAATATGAATAAACAATTCATGGTAAGAGATCAAATACATTTACAAGAAGAATGGAGACAAATATCATTATATTTACCAATAGTAAAAGATTATTATTTCGTAAGTAATTCGGGAGATATAATGAATAAAGATACATATCTTAGTAGAAAAAATAAAAGAATGGTTTGATATAGAAATAAGTATAAACAATTACTATATAAAATTAAATATAGAATATTATGGATTGATGTATCTAAAAATTATAAATTTTAAAATTGTTATTTTATTTTTGTTCAACGACTATCGAAAGCTATATACTAAAGTCGAAATTCTTTAGTTGAAAATAAGGTATTAGAAATAATACACGAAGCAAGTAGAGTACAGCTTATATATTTTATATAAGTAAAACCGTTCCGTGATAAGGATATAAGAGTTTTTTAAATGGAAGTGGAAGGTTGCCTATATATTTCGTTATAGGTAAATGATATAGTCTAAAATCGACAGATAGTTCAATATTGAGCTTAGATCCATTCTATCAATACTCTCTTACAAAGATAAAAGATTTGGATTTAAAGATTAAACACACTCCAATAGATTTCATGGAAAGACTAAAAGAAGATGAATTTGGTGATGTTATTAAACCTATTAAATTTATGGAAAGAGTAGAAGATGAATTGGATTATTCATTCTATGATGATGAAGTAATACAAATGAAGAAGATGATAAACCCTTTAAAGGTTATTCCACAAGAAGGGGTTAGATATTCTATAATAAATATAATGTCTTATTGCTTGACACACTTTGTTAATGATTATATGGAAAGATACACTAAGAATACTCACTCATGGGCAGAAGGAAAAGAATGTCTTATTGTTATGAAGAATGAATTCTTATTTAAGACCATATTGTTATCTGGTGTTAAAAAAAATTATGCTTCTATACAAGAAATACAAGAAGGAAATTTAATAAAGGGTGGTTATTTCGATATTAAGGGATTAGCAATGCAAAAATCTATCACTAATAAATTTACCCAAAAAAGATTAAAACAAATTATGTATGAAGATGTCTTAAACACAGAGAACTTCGATCAAATTACTCTTTTAAAACATTTAGCAATATTTGAAAAAGAAATATTTGAAGATCTAAGAACTGGAGGTCGTAAGATGTATAAACCACGTAAGATCAAAGCAATTAGCGGTTATGCTGATCCCATGAGGATTGGTGGAGTTAAAGCATCTTATACATGGAATGAATTGAAAGATGACCATGATGTTGGTTTTGATTTAGAAGGAACTAATGCAGTTGAAGTAGTAGATATGATTATAAATATAAAAACAATAGAAAAATTAAAGAAACAAGCAGATGAATTGCGTCTGGATAATAGTGTTGAGTCTAAAAATAAAGCTAATTATCTTATGATTAAATATGAGAAATTGAAAGATATGTTAAAGAGTACTACATATAAAGGTTCTATTAAAAGTATCTCAATTCCATCAGATACTAAGGTACCAGAATACTTAGTACAATTTATAGACTATAATAAAATCATAAATGGAGCTTTATCTTTATTCCCAATTGAGCAACTGAATATATATAGAGGTAATAAACAAAATAATTATACAAATATAATATCATTCTAATAAAGAGAGGAGTGTAAAAACTCCTTTTTAATGAAGTTTATAGAACAAAATAGAAAGTGAGGACAAGCTATGAACAGTTATGATTATCTAATACAGAAACAAAAGTTATCTTTATGGTCTAAATTTAAAAAGCTTTTTAAAAAGAAAAGTAAATACCCATTTGATGTAGATGACCCTCCTAGAATCTCAATGAGTTTTAAACAAACTATGAGAAAACTTACGGAAAATACAAATGGAATTCCTCAAGAAGTATTAGAATGTATTGCTAAAGAATCAGAGAAAATAGAAGGAGGAGATCATAAGACAACAATGTATGATTTTTATGAAAGAGAAATGTATCCTTCTCCTAAGGGATGTTATATTAAAACACCTATAACTTTAAAAAGTTCAGATAAAGATACACATTTAGAAGCTATTCTAAATGCCCCTGAAGAGTTTGAAGATGATATCAAACCATCATTTTCATTAAGAGCTTTAGGTAATATAGAAAAATCTAATGATAATGAAAAAATGGTGAATGTAAATTTGAGATCTCCTATACTTACATATGATTGGGTCTTATATCCATCTCATTTACTACATAAGAATATAAAATGGTATGTCAGATTATGGGATTGGGTTAAAGGACTTAGATATTTACCCACTAAAATTGAATATAAAATAAATAGTTTATATGTAAATTCTATATTTTATAAAGAAAAGGAGAATGATTATAATGATTAATATTGGAAATGGTCAAGTAATTACTATTTCAGGGAGCACTTCATTTAAAGAAGAAATGATAATAGAAGAAAAAAGATTAGCACTAGAGGGATACATTGTATTGCCTCTTTCTATATTTTCACATGCTGATTCAGAAGATCTAGGTAAAGAAGAGTTGGATATGTTGTTTCAAAATCATTTAAAGAAGATAAGAATGTGTGATATATTATTTGTGGTAGATGTAGATGGTTATATTGGGACTAATACTGAGAAAGAAATAGACTATGCTAGAAGTATAAATAAAGAAATAAGATTTTTATATCATGAAGAATTAAATAGAGCTGTCGAAATAAGTCCATATAGTAAGAAAAAACAATGGAGTGAATTTTTAGAAACAGGTTTATTATTACAAGTAAATCAAATTCTTCATAATTTTGGATTCGCTATTACTGTATGCAGGGATAAACAAGGTAATTTTATTGAAGCATATCCCGCTAGAGTGACATATAGAGGATTCGTTGAAAAGTCTATTGATAAATCATATAGTAAAGTGGCTAAGTATCTAAAAGAAAATAGTGAAGAATTATCAAAAGATTGCGAGGAATAATGTATGTATGTAAATAAGGAAAATAATGAAGAAATAGAAGCTATACAATTTTATGTAGATAATATGGCAGATTTTTTCTTTGACAAGGTAGGTACAGATGAAGTTGTGTTACGAAAATGTGATTATAAAAGATATAGTAAAAAAGATGTGCATTCTGTGAGATAAAAACAAATGGTGTAACAAAAATATGTCGTGGTGGAGATTATGTTATTAATACTAAAGAAGGTTTAATAGTAATGACACCAGAAGAATTTAATTCTAAATATAAAAAATGTTAAATATTACTATTAGTAAAACTTATTAGTATAAAAAATAATTAAATGAGGTGTAATAAAATGAATAAGAACTTTTTAAAATTTTACGAACAAATAGCACAAGATCAAGAAAATAAAAGAACAGCATTGGATATATTACAAGATGATGGTCAAATAACAGTACTTAATTCGATAGATGTTAAATATAAAGCTGTAATAGAAATACATAATTGTATTAATAATCCTTTTTATTTCTTGGACAAGCTTAAAATATCTCAAGATATAACAGACGAGAAAACGGAAATCATTCCAATGCCTATCAATTTAAGTTCTTTTATGGCTATTAAAATTATACATAGTAAAAAGAATAATATAATTTTAGATAATCCAATAGGTACTAACTGTAATGAATTGATTTTAGGATATATTCTTTATAAATTATTATTTACCGATGAATATGTAATTTTAAATAGTAGTAATTACAATATGGCTTATTATTTAAAAATAATAGAGGATATATATTTACAAATGCCTAATTATTTGAAGATTAAACAAATAGAGGCTATAACAAGCAGAATATTATTTGATGTATATGGAGTAGATCCTTATGATGAGATTTTGAATGATGGTATAAAGGTAGGATTAATAGCTTATATCGATTCAAATTCTATACCTCCATCTGAATTATTATTATCAACTAAAATAAATATACCTATTATTGTTTCTAATAATGGTGGGGATTCAAGAAACTTTAAATATAGATTCGACAAAGACCATAATGCATATTCATTTAAGATAATAAACTATGATGTGAAATCTTTAGGATTATCAAATAAATGGTTAGAAGAAAAATACGAATATCTGTCTCGTAATACTGAAAGTTATTTGCAAAAAGTATTTATGATGTATGATGATATGACAGATGAAGAAGCGGAATTATTCGAAAAAACATGGAAAGATAAATATTAATAAAGATTAAGAGACAACAAATTTATTCTGTTGTCTCATTTTTAAGGAGGAATATAAATGGATAATATATATTATCAAATGGATACAACAAACACTTCATTTTTAGAGTTACATAAAGTGTTTGAATTTCAGAATAAAATTAAAAATAATAAATTTTTTCTAGCAGTTAAAGATCCTACATTAATAGGAGTAGATCCTTATGATCCTAATCTGAATTTAGAGACCAAACAAAGAATCATAAAAGAATGTGTAAATAATTATTGGTATTATTTACGAGAAATAGTTAGAATTCCAGACATAGGAGGAGATAAAGGAACTCAATTCAAATTGCATAGAGGAAATTTAGCAATAAACTTTTGTATGATGAATAATTTTAATACTATGGCTGAATTAAGTTTACAACATGGAAAGAATATCACAGTTTCAGCTAGATTATCGTGGGAATTTTTATTTGGTACAACTAATAGTAGTGCTGATATCATAAGTAAAAGTATGGAAAATAGTAAATTAAATCTACATATAATAAGAGAAATATGTGTAGCCTTACCAGATTACCTAAAACTAAATAATTTTAAAATAGACATAAAGGGCAGTATTCAAAGGTATATAGATAATTATGAAAAAATAGAGTGTCCTTTAAATCATAATACAATTAATGTCGTTTCTAATAGAAAATATTTAAAAAAGAAATTAATAGATACAAACCCTAGTATTGCAAGTCCTAGACAATGGTATGATGATTTTACTTTTATTAAAAATATTAGAAAAGTATATTATAATTCTTTACCAAAAATTCACGAAGCTATATTACAAGCAAAACATAATAATTCTCCTAATGGAATTATAATAACAACTTCTCCTTGAGATGTAAAAGATGTTAATCAACAATGGGTATTTAACATGATTAATATTGCAACACGATTTAATGATTGTTGGTATGATTTATCGTATAATGAAATTATGGAATTAATTGAGAATAATCTTTCATCATCATTCGTGTATATCAAATATATATATAATGAGATGGGTAGTCCAGAATGTTGGTTTAAAGATATATCTAATCAATTACAAAATGATTGGAGAACTATTAAAAGAGAAGTATTATTAGAATGGGAAGGTGTAGAACAATGAATCTAGCAAAAATATTAAAATTATTTAACAAGATTAATGGTGAAATATTTCATTATAAACGTTCATATAAACATCCTTTAATTGGAAAAAGATTATTTAATGATTCTTATAGTTTTTTCTTTGTGGAAAAGATTTGGAATATAAAAGGGATATCTACATGTTGTAGTGGATTTTGTTATAATAGAGATAATGATAGAGAGTATTGGGATTTGAAAGTACAAATCAGAAATACAACTGGGGTTTATATTCTACCATTACATCATATATTAAAAGAATCTACAACAGAAAATGGTAAAATGGTTAATGATAATGGAATGTATAATTTATATAAATAATATAGTATGTTAATAATACAGGTGGATTTTTCCACCTGTCATTTTATCCCTCTCAACATTTAAGTAATTTGTTTGAGAGGAGGATATTGTATGGCTTTAATACAAACACCTGTAAAGACAACCAAGAAGTACTATATACAAGAGAACACCCAAAATCGTTCTTTTGTTAATATGCATGTAATACTTAAATCTAAAGGTATTAAAAATAATGCATTCTTCTTAGCTGTATTAGACCCTGTATTATTAAGAGTGAATCCTAGAGATGAAAATATAAATTATGATTTAAAACAAAGAATACTTAGAGAATGTACTTATAATTATTGGTATTTCTTAAGAGAAGTATTAAGAATTCCAGAACAAGGGGGTTCTGCTAATTCTGGTAAGATGTATGAATTACATAGAGGGAATTTAGCATTAAATTTCTGTCTTATAAATAACTGGAATGTTTTCTGTGAATTACCTAGACAACATGGTAAAACTATTGCTGTAATATGTAGAATATTATGGGAATTCTTATTTGGTACTAGAAACTCTGAAATGGCTTTCATTAATAAGAAATATGAAGATTCCAAATTAAATCTAGCCAGAATGAAAGATATAAGAAGAGCTTTACCTACTTACTTACAAATGGTTGTAGAACAAATAGACGCCGCAACTGGTAAGAAAATAAGAACCAAGGATTCAGTAGAAGCATTAGAAAATCCTATAAATAGAAATAAAATCGTTACAGTATCATCTGCTAATAGTAAGATAAAAGCTAATACTCTAGGAAGAGGATGCACTCAACCTAGACAATGGTATGATGAATTTGCATTTATTCCTTACAATAAGATAGTATACTTATCAGCTACACCTGCATTTAAAACAGCCGCAGAAAATGCTAGAAATAATGGTGCACCTTATGGTATTGCTATAACTACTACTCCTGGAGATTTAACAACTGAGGAAGGTGCTTATGCGTATAGAATGACTGAATTAGCTACTAAATTTAATGAAATGTGGTATGATTTACCATTGGTAGAATTACAAGATATATTAAATAGAAATGAAAATTCTAAATTCATTCATATAAGATTTAGTTATCAACAATTAGGAAGATCAGAAGATTGGTTTAAGGATATCTGTTTAGAAATGCAAAAGAACTGGGATGAAATTAGAAGAGAAGTTCTGTTAGAATGGTCTGAAGCAGCAGGAGATTCACCATTTAGTAAAAATGACTTGGCTTTAGTTGAATCTTTATGTATGAAAGAAGCATTAGATATTTGTAAGATAGGACATTATTCTGTCAATATATACAAGAAAGCAACTAATAATATTGAACTGTTGAAGGACATGTATATAATGGGAGTCGATGTATCTGGAGGTCTTAGTCGTGACTCATCTACATTTACAGTAATTAACGCAAGAACCACTGAGGTAGTGGCTGACTTTAATTGTAACTATATAAATCAACATGAATTTGCTATGGTAATATATACTTACGTTTCTAAATACTTACCAAATTGTGTTATTAATATAGAAAGAAATGGTGGGTTTGGTCAAGCAGTATTGGCAGATTTAAAACAATCTAATATTAAAAATAAACTATTCTTTGAATATAAAGAAAAAGTAATAGAAGAAAGAATGAATGGTGTACTACAAGATAAGAGAAAAGCTGTTGTTAAAAACTTTGGATTTGATAATACTGGAAATTCTAGAGAAAGATTAATGGAAATTCTACGTATTAGAATGAATAATCACAAAGGTAAATTTATATCCCCTATATTAGCAAGAGAATTAAAAACATTAACTCGTACAAAGAGAGGAAAAATAGAACATACACCTACAGGACATGATGACCAAATTATGTCATACTTATTAGCATTATATGTATGGTATGAAGGTGGAACTCATTTAGAAGAAAACTGGGGATTAAAGTTAGGTTCTATTAGAACAGATGAAGACGTTTATGAAGAGACTATCCAATTCAATGATGGATATAATGATATCTCTATGGAGATTGAACATTACCTTGAACCTAATGATCAAGTGCAACAAAGTATAGATTGGTTAAATAAAGGAAAAGGAAAAACATATAAAGAATGGATGGATGAAGAACGTAAAAAAGATGATGAATGTATGCAAAGAATACTAGAAACTAAAGGTGGTAGACAAGCATATGCTAAAGAATTTGGTATGACTGATTTAGAGATGGAGAATATATCAAGACAAGCTCAATCTCAAGGGTTTAAAATACCAGATAAAGTATTTACAGGATTTTATGGAGATGATGAATATTAATTAATTGAATGGGGAGATCCCCATTTTATTTTTTTAACGTTAATACAACTATGTATTAAATTATAAAAGGGAGGAATTTACATTATGAGCTTACTATCAGACCCAACATCAATAAATATAATGACTGAATCTGACTTATCAAATATCATAAGTAATTTTGATTATAATATAATCTTAGATATTATAGAAGAGAATATGAATCATAGATTTAATGCAATAAACCAATTATCTAATTTACCTGCTGCATGTGAATCTGTATTTAAGGATAATATACAAAATCTAAGTCAATGTGGTCCTTATTTAAACCAAATAGATGATCTAAGACACAATACATATAAAAGTATAATAGATATAGTCTGTAATAAATTCAATTTTTCATTTAATGAAGAATGTCTAGATATATATACAGCATCTTATTGTATATTCAATTTATTAATATCAGATTATAAAAATACTATTTCTAATTTCTTTACTAATTATATAATAGATGAAACTCCAGGATTATATGAAGGGCTTGGTATAGGTAGATTTAAAAAACAAAAAGATTCCACTACACTATATAATAAACGTAGTTATGAAGATCAAAGATTAGGATTAATTTGTTCAAACTTAAACTTTGTATTAGATAATATACAATGTTTCGATATACCATTTGAAAATGTATTACAATACATATATAAAGATGACCCTACAATTGCACAATATATAAAGCAAAATTTTACATGTAATACAGATTTTTATAAATCAATTATAGTTCCAATATTAAATTCAAGTATGAAATCTAATATTATCACTGACATAAGGATTAAAATAGATTCTAGAGGGATAGTACATAGAGGAACAATTTTAGATATACAACAATCCGATGAAATAGAAGAAGAATAAAAGGAGAGATAAATATGAATAATACAATAGTACCTAAAGTACCATTTACTCCAGAAGAATTGGAATACATTAAAAAACAAAATAATCCAGAATATAATAAAGATCTTATACAAAAAGAAATAACTGAATCATTAGGTATTCCATTTGATCATTTTCATGAAAATTTAACAGATAATAAAGAATATCCAATTAATGTATTAAACAATCCAGAAGGAGGAAATATAGTGGAAATTAATCAACCCGTTTCAATAGATCCAAATACAGGTTCTCATACTCCAATATCAAATAAAGACATGAATGAAGTTTTAGGTGCAGATATATCCTTAGACCAAATAGATGATTTTAACGTCGATGATATACAATTGAATGAATCAGATGCAGAGTCTATTCAATCTCTATTTGGTACTGATATAAATGATTCGTTGTCTTTTATAAACATAATGAAAGAAGTAAAAGCTGGTAATAATAAAAATTTATTTAGTAGATTGCCTAAAATTATGAAACAACAATTGGTAGGAACTTGTGGTACAACTAATCCTGCTGTATTAAATAAAGCTGCTAAAGAATTTATGGATTTGGCTATATCTCAAATAGGGACAGATCAAGCCTTTGTCGATTTAGAAACTGGTATGAAGAATGCTACTGATGAATTGATGGTTGGGTATAAAGAAATGGCTAAGGAATCTATTAAAATAGAAGATGATGATTATGACATTAGACTTAAATTATATGTAGATGATATTAGAAAAAATCATCCTGAAAAAGAAGATGAAGCCATCAAATGGGAAACTGTTAGACAAAGATATTTGGACGCTGTAGATTTTTCTGAAATAATAAATGCTATCACAACTAATCCTAAATTAACTAAAAAATTGGACAAGTATTCTAGAATGGTAAGGGATTTCAATTATAAATATACATCAGAAACTAAGAAAACAAAATTCGCTTGT